GCCTTCTAGAAGTTCTTTTTGTATTTTAGGAGCAAGTCTATCTCCATAGTTGTTTTTTAGTTGTGGGTATCTAGCAGTCCATATTCTTGTTTCATATCCTCTTTCTTCTAGTGTGAGGTACACAGAGTTTTCTACCTGTGGTGTACCTAGAAATGTAATCTTGCCATTTGGTTTTAGTATTGCTTCAAATTCTTTTACAGCTTCACTAAGTTTGTCTCTCATAGGCTGTGTATAAGAGTTGTTGGGAACTTCTACGTCATCAGCTATAACTTCATCTGCTCTAGCTCCTGACATCTGCCCTAAGACACCTCTAGAAGAGCATGAGGGAGCATGATCGGCCTGTGCAGGTTTTACATCAAAACTAACCTTACTGTTTCTCTGGTCGTCTCTGGGGATCAAATCAGCAAGTATTGGCATCTCATTGATAAGACGCATGGTAAATGTAGTAAAATTATCGGCT